ATAAGAAATACGCCCGTGAGTGCGACAAGTGCGGCGCGGGGATGAATGAGGGGTATTACATCGAGTGCGGCGAGTACTACTGCTCCGAGGTCTGCCTGTATAAGGAAATCACGCCGAAGGAGTGGGAAGAGTTGTACGCCGACGGCGAGGGCGACAGTTACTGGACGACATGGTACGAAGACCCGGACGAGTACATGGTGGACGACGACGACCCGGCTCCGAACAAGGTTAGCGTCGAGTTGGCGGATGCTGTGGACTCAACGGGCAAGGTCGACGAAAAGAAAGTCGCTAAGTTGTTGGCGGAGGAATTGCGCCGACGGTGGTTTGTTGACCCCGACAAGTACGATTTCGTCAACTGGACCATCACTTGCGACGTGCAAATTAAAGAAGGGGACAAGGCATGAATGAGAGAAAACGAGTGGTCGTCACCATTAGAGAGGGCATCCCCGAAGTCATGGAAGCACCGGATGGGGTTGCTGTAGAAATCTGGGATTACGACACGTGGTGTTATCGGCAGGATGAACTGGAAGAGGACGACGACGGCGAAAAGTATTTTTTAAGGGAGGGTTGAGGGGGCCGGCCCGCTTGCGCTGGCTTTTTATTTCGTGAGAGTATCGCGACGTCGAGCCCATACCGGGCCCGCACTAGAAAGGAGAAAGTCATCATGGGCTGGTCATTTTTGAATCAATGCCGCACGCGTTCCGACCTTGTCGCTCATCTTCGCCGCCCGGAGCGTTTCGGCGATAAATTCGAGCTCGCGCGCGCGTGCGTCGTCGGCTCGCGTCATTGGTACTTGGTCCGCGACCGGGAGACCGGGATGCATTGGGTAGGACTGGACCTCATGCAGGGCGGCCGCCGTCACGGCTGGGGGTATAAAGACCTCGACGAAACTGTCGGCCCCTGCGCCGTAGATTGCCCGGTCTCGTATCTGGACGCGCCACACGTCGCCCCGGAAGGATGGGCGGCACAATGGCGGGAACGGGTCCGCGCGTACCATGCGACCAAAAAGGCGCGCCCCAAGTACGCGCCCGGGCTAGTCGTCAAGCTTTGCGACTGGACCTATACGCTCGAGCAGCGCGCCGGCGCTCGTCGGGGCTGGAACGTGACACGCTCCGACGGCCTACAATTCCGAATGAAGGCCGGCCAGCTTGCGCGCGCTGAGGTGGTGCCATGCTGAAGACCGTTCGCCAGTCTGCAAACCGAAAGACCGGCCCGATAGCTGTAACGTATCGGGCGGGCTCCGGGGATGTTTTCAATACTTGCCCGGCCACGTGCCCGCTCAACCCGCGGCCCGATAAAGGCGCTAGGGATCTGGATACGGAATACCTCGAAGCTGTTCGGCACGCGGTACCGCGAAACGGTACCGCGTGGACCTATTCGCATTTCCCGGCGGACCAGCTCCCGGTGCCAGCTCCCGGCGAGACCGTGATAAACCACAGTGCCGACACGCTCGAGGGCGCCATAGATGCCACGGCGAAAGGGCGCGCGGCCGTGCTTACGGTAGCGAAGGGCGCCACGTGGCCGGCCCGCGTCGGGGATGTTCGGCTCGTACGTTGCCCGGCCGAAGTGTCGGACCGCATCAACTGCGCCACGTGTGGGAACGGCCGCCCCTTGTGTGCTCGAGGGGCGGACCGGCGGCTCGTCGTCGTATTCGAAGCACATGGCGCGCAAGCTGCACGCGTCGGGACCGACAAGGCCGGCGGATGCTACGGCGCCGGCGGCCCCGTGGCGCTGCAATGGAATCGGACCAGCTCGAGCGGGGCCCGGGATGACGTGGCCGCCCTCGAGCAATTCGCCCGGGAGCTCCCGCCGGGCTCATTCCTGCGGCACCACGTCGTCGGCGACCTCGGCCGCCCCGACTAGGGGCCCCTTGTTTACTTTTTATTTTTTCAGTTAGTATTCGGGCCGGGACAATTTCGTCCCGGCCAGAAAGTAAGAAAGGAGACTCCACCATGTCGACACTCATGCAAGCTTCCCGTCAATGGTCCACCCGCCCGCCGGAAGAGCGCTTCACCAGCTTGCCCGCCATGCGCGCCAAGCTCGAACAGCTCCGCGCGAATTCCCGCGCGGCCGTGTTTAGCTCCCGCCAGCTTGGGGTGATCCCTGCGGACGACAACGCGGGCATTCTTATCGAGGGCCCTTCCGGCCACACGGCCGCCCCGACCAATTGGGCATTCGGCCAGCTCGCGACGTTGTCCGGCGCCCCGGCCGCGTATCTGCGCAGCTTGCCGGCCCCGCTGGCCGCGGATTGTCTGAACTACGGGCTCAAGGTCGAACGCGACGCAACCGATACCGGCGTCCTGCTCACGCGCGGCACCGACGGGCTCGAGCTCCGGGCGGCCACTGGCCCGCGGTACGGGCGCATTTGGAACGTTGACGTAGTGCGCGCCCTCGAGGAGCGTTTCGGCGATGGCGTCACGGGCGATTTCCGCGTGCCGGGCGAATTCGGCCGCGGGCTCGCTGAAGTGACTTCGGCGAATACGACACTATTCGCCGGCGACCGTGACATGTTCGTTTTCCTCGCCGACGAAAAAAACCGTATCGAGCTCCCGGGCCGTCGCGACGGGAAGACCGGCCAGCTCGCCCGCGGATTTTTCGTCACCAATTCCGAGACCGGCGCTAGCGCCCTCAAAATCAAAACCTTCCTCTTCGACTATGTGTGCGCGAATCGAATCGTATGGGGCGCGCATGAGCTCGAGGAAATCAGCATCCGCCACACGGCCAGCGCCCCGGACCGTTTCCTCGAAGAGGCCGCCCCGGCCTTGCTCGAGTACTCGCGCGCGAGCGCCTCGAGCGTGTCGAACGTCCTGCGGGCTGCGCAAGCTTCCAAGGTCGACAAGGTCGACGCGTTTCTCGCGTCACGTTTCGGGCCCCGTATCGCGGAGCGTGTAAAGGCCGTGCACGTGACGGAAGAGGGCCGCCCGATTGAGACCGTCTGGGACGCGGTAACTGGCGCCACGGCCTACGCCCGCAGCATCCCGTGGACGGCGGAGCGTGTCGAATTTGAAGAGCTCGCGGGCGGGCTTCTCGAAGAGGTCGATGCGTAAGGCCCGGCCAGCTCCCGCTGGCCGCTCTCGAGGGGCCCCGAAAGGGGCCCCTTTTTTTATGCCCGCGCGTGCCCGCTCCGGGCCGCCTACGCCCGCTCTCGAGGGGCCGCCCTCGAGCTTTCGTGGCCGTGTGGTATCGGGGCCGCGGCCGCCCTTCCCGGGCCCTTTCTCGAGCTCTCCCGGCTCCCGCTCCCGCCTTCGAGCTCCGGGGCCGCTCCCGGCCATGGCTGGCCCGTGGGCCTTGGTTAGGGATCGGTGAAAGTTTGCGCGCGGTATCGAGCGCCCGTGGGCGGGATTGTCCGCGGGCCGCTCTATTTTTCTCGAGTGTTTTGGGGGCCTTTCCCTGGGAAATGCCCGCCGGGGCCTTTCGCCCTGGTACGTGGTCCGCGGGCCGTGGTGCTCGAGCTGGGGGCCGCCGGCCGTGGTCCGTAGCTGGGTGCCCGCGGCCCTCGAGCTGGGGCCGCCGGCCGTGGTCCGCGGCCCTCGAGCCGCGGCCCGTGGTCCGGGATGCTCGGGATGCTCGGGATGCTCGGGATGCTCGGGATGCTCGGGCCGGGGCCCGTGGTCCGCGGCTCGCTGGCCCCGGCCCTAATCTTTGAAAAATCTTTGAACAATCTTTGAGCGAGCTGCACGGCGCCACGGCCTAGGGGAATTCCGCGCCCCGGGGCCCAAAAAACAGGCCGCTTTGTTGGCTTCGCGGGCGTATGCCTGATTTCAGACAGTCAATGTGCGGCTAAAGAGAACGGGGTACCCGGGTAGAAAAAACCACCCCGGTTGATCAACTTGTCAACTTGTGCAAAAATTTTGCGCATATGAAAAGCAATTCGACCCCATGAGCGCCGTTCCGAAGGAGATCGAGGAGGAGCGTCTGCGGTTGGAATACCGGCTGATGCTGCTCGACACGCAGGACAAGGCGCGCAAGAACTTCATCGACTTCGTGCGCTATGTGTGGCCCTCGGCAATCCTGGGCGAGCATCACCGGCGCATGGCGAGTGCGTTTGACCGCATTGCCAGCGGGACGCTGAAGCGGCTGATCGTGAACATGCCGCCCCGTCACACCAAGTCGGAGTTTGCGTCGTATCTGCTGCCCGCGTACCTGATGGGCCGTAACCCCAACCTTCAGGCCCTTGAGGCGACGCACACGGCGGAGCTTGCCGTTAAGTTCGGCCGCAAGGTGCGTGACCTGATGGACAGTGACCGCTACAAGGAGCTGTTCCCCGAGGTGGTCCTGAAGCAGGACAGCAAGGCTGCCGGCCGGTGGGACACGAACGCGGGCGGTAGTTACTTTGCAGTCGGCGTGGGCGGTGCCGTGACCGGCCGCGGTGCGGACATCTTGATCATCGACGACCCGCATTCGGAACAGGACGCGCTGTCGGAGCTTGCGCTAGATAACGCCTGGGACTGGTACCAGGGCGGTCCGCGTACCCGTTTGCAGCCGGGCGGTGCGATCGTGCTCGTGATGACGCGCTGGGGAACGAAGGACCTGACGGCCCGGCTGCTCAAGGCGCAGGCCAGCCGTGGCGCGGACAAGTGGGAGGTCATTGAGTTCCCGGCGATCCTGCCGAGTGGCAAGCCGTTGTGGCCGGAGTTCTGGAAGCTCGAGGAGTTGGAATCGGTCAAGGCATCGCTATCGGTCCAGAAGTGGAACGCGATGTACCAGCAGCAGCCGACAAACGACGAGGGTGCAATCCTCAAGCGTGAGTGGTGGCGGGTCTGGCCGGATCCGAATCCCCCGCTTGTGAACTACATCATCCAGAGCTATGACACGGCCTACAGCAAGAAGGAGACGGCGGACTTCTCGGTGATCACGACCTGGGGGGTGTTTTACCCGGACCAGGACTCGGGGCCGAACATCATCCTGTTGGATGTTGTACGAGGCCGGTGGGACTTCCCGGAGCTCAAGCGCATTGCAAAGGACGAGTACAAGCACTGGAATCCTGATAATGTGCTGATCGAGGCGAAGGCCACGGGTGTCACGCTCCAGCAGGAGCTGCGGCGGCTGGGCATCCCTGTCACCATGTACACCCCTGGCGGTCGTCGTTCGGGCACGGACAAGATCAGCCGGGCGCATGCGGTGGCGCCTGTGTTTGAGTCGGGGATGGTCTGGGCCCCGGACACTGATTGGGCGGAAGAGCTGGTCGAGGAGTGCGCTGCGTTCCCGAACGGCGATAACGACGACATGGTCGACTCGACGACGCAGGCGATCATGCGGTTCCGTCAGGGCAACTTCGTGACGCTGAACACGGACGAGAAACCGGAGCCGTCTGGACGCACGCTTGCTCCTGAATACTACTGAGGCCTAGAATGTCAAGGCCGCTCCTCTGAGGATGATGCGCCATGGCCAAAGCCAAGAAGTCCGCGAAGAAAGACACAGCGTCGTTTATCAAGAAGGTTGCTTCCGCAGGCCGTGGGGGCGACACGGAGTTGGCTTACCTCAGCCCCAAGGCCCGTGAGCTGTTGAAGAAGCTCGGTGGCGCGGGGACCAAGAACCCGAAGACGAAGCTGCGCGAGTATCAGCCTGTGTTTGGGATGGAGGCGCTTGGTGAGGGGGAGGAGCCGTTAGGCTTGTTTGGGGATAACCCGATGATGCCTGCGCCTCGATCGGAGGTTGTGGCTCCCCCGTTCCCCGGGTTTTCGGTGGCCCCTGACACGATGCGCACTCAGGTAGAGCCTGAGTCGGAGCCCCCGGTGGCCGCGCAGCCTGGCTCTGCGGCGGCGGATCTTCAGCAGTTTGCTCCCCCTGCGTACACCCCGCCGAGGGTTTACGAGTCCCCTGGCGCTCCGCCGAGTCCGGTGTATGGCCGGCCGTCCTTCCTGCCTCCTGTTGCGGAAGAGCGGGACTACATCCCGAGACCGCGGACAGAAGCCGCTCCGGTTTTCGAGCCCGCCGCCTCGCCGCCGACAACCTCTGGCATGGCCATGAGTGCGGATGCGGCCGAGCGTGCTCGTCTGCGGCGAGAGACGCGCGAGCAGGAGGATCTTTTACGGCCCCCGTTTGGCGTTGGCAATCGTCCGGGGTTGGTCAACCCCAATGTTCGCCAGCCCGTTGACGAAGAGGCCATTCGCCGTGCACAAGAAGAGGCTGCTCGCCAAGCAGCGCAAGAGGAGGCAACCCGTCGTGCAGCAGAAGCAGAAGCCGCCCGCAAAGCCGCGGAAGAAGAAGCTCGTCGTAAGGCCGAGGAAGACGCCAAGCGCGTCGCCGATGAAGCCGCCCGTAGAGCCGCTGAAGAGGCCGCTCGTCGAGCCGCTGAAGAGGCCGCTCGTCGAGCGGCTGAAGAGGAAGCTGCTCGTCGTGCGATGCAGGATGCGGCGGCTGCTCGAGCGGCTGAGGAAGCCCGTCGCCTAGCGGAAGAGAACGCTCGTCGGATGGCGGCTGAAGAGGCCGCCCGCCGTGCAGCGGAGGAAGCTCGCCGCAGGGCGGAGGAAGAGCAGAGGAACCGGCCTCCTCCGAGGGAGGAGCCGCCCCCGGGCGGTGGTACCGGAGGTGGTACCGGAACGGCGCCCCCCGGGCTGATCGACAGCAAGTTGCCGGTCAATCCTCCGACCACCCGGCCGCCGAAGGACGAGATGGGTCCTGTCCGTACGGCCGACTTCATCGACAGGAACCTGAACGGCATCGACGATCGCGACGAAAAGCCGGACACCGGCACGCCGGCGCGCGGCGGGTTCAACTTTAACTGGAACGCGATCGACCCGAACAGCGATGTCGGCCGGTTGCTTGGTCGGATTGGGAAGCCCCCTGCGGCCCGTGAGCCGCGGACCGGACGCGGGACTCCTGGTGGTGGCAGAACGCCTCCTCCGCAGACGGGCGGGGGAAGGCCCGCTCCTGCGCCTACCCCTGCGCAGCCTCCGGTCAACATCCCTGTGTCGCCTCCGGCCACGGGCATTCCTGGTGGCGGGTACATCCCGACCGCGAACATTCCGACGCCGGGGTATATTGCGAACCCCTTGCCCGTTGCCCCGGGCCAAGGCACATCGACCCCGTATTTCACGCCGACTCCTGGGGCCTTGAGCCCTGGCACGTTGCCCTCGAGCACACGGCTGCCGAGCTTGCAGACGAGCAATCTGCCGTTGCAGGCGCTTGCTGCGAACCCGAACCTTGGGCCGACGATGTTGGGTGGGGCGCAGAACGCGGGGTATTACACGGACCGTTTTGGCAACATCATCCTGTCGCCTGGGGCGGTGCGTCCGACGGGGCGTGCGAAGGGTGGTCCGTCTTCGGATGCTGAGTTGCTTGCGCTCTTGAAGGGTGACAGCAAGGACTCGTATGCGGAGTCGATGAAGAACATCGACTCTGCGCGTGGCATGTTGGAGAGTTTGTCGGAGTCGCCTGGTGAGACGCAGGTGGAGTTTGACGCGACGCCGGTCTCGCAGACTGTGCGTCGTGCGACGCGGCGGCCGATCAACAGGCAGACGGACCGGGGGACTGCGAAGGGCATGGCCATGGAGCTTGAGTCGTTGACCGCGGCCCAAGAGCCAAAGGGTGCTCCGGACACGCTCGAGGAGTTGTTGAAGCTGTCGGAGTCCGTGCGTTCGCGGGATGCGATGTCGGCGAAGGATTTGATGCGTGATACGTTTGGCGAGGGCCGGCTGACCAAGAAGCAGTTATCGCGGCTCGGGGATCTGATGACGCGTCGGTTTAACGAGGGCGGTGAGGTTGACGAAACGGATGAGCGGATAGTGCCGCTACACGTTCGGACGTACCTAGAGTCGATGTCGGGCGAATCTTCCAAGCGGACGGAGCCGATTACAGAGGCTAGTTTGTCTGGAGCGGAATTGGCAAAACTTCGCCGATTGATTGAGTTGGCAAAGACCCGTCCGGTTTCTGATAGAAAAACAGGGAAGGCCCTGCCCAACATCGTGACATACGCGCATCATGACGCGTACAAAGACCGCTATGAGCGCCTTGGTGGTTTGCCGGGGCCTGACACAGACCGCTCGCCTTTTTCCACGGCAAACTTGCGTAACACCCTAGGTACGTTCTCGTTTAAGGAGATGCCTGACGGATCGTATGTGGTCAAAGACACGTATGACTTCACGGGTGACGTTAATGAAAAAGACAACTTTTTTATTCGGAAGGCAAAGCAGGCCGGAGTTAGTCGTCCGGTGCAGATTGTGGTACCTGCGTTAAAAGAGCGTACGGGGGACAAGAACAAGAAAACAGAACCCAAGATGCGTGCAAAGGGTAGCCCCAGCACGGGAGAGACGAGCGCGGATTTGTATCGTTCGTTACTAGAGCGCTCCGATTTGTCGCGTTCAATCCCGACGAGTCCCCCGAGCGGCGCGCCGATTAAGCAGCCTGATCTTCGCGAGGAAGGTGTAGGGTTTAATCCCGACCTGACCCTTGGCGACAAACTAGTTGGCGCAGGACTTGGGCTATATGGCAGAAACGTCAATCGCGAAGATTTGCCACTACACAAGCGCATCTTCCTTGAGTCTGTTGTCGATGCTCGTAAAGACCCGATTACCGAAGCCTCCATGAAGGAACCAGAGCGCCAAGCGCTTATGTCTGTCGTTCGCAGCAAATACAAATCTATTGAGCCGGATTTAACTACGTACGAAAAATATTTAGTTAAATCATTAGCTAGCCATCAAAAAGCTGTTGCTGCGAAAAACAAAGGCAAGATCCTGTATCCAGAATTTTTTGCACAATATAAAAAAGATTTAGACGCTATTAAACAATATAAAAAAGGGGTAATTACACAAGATCTTATTGATCTGGCTTCGGGCGACTCACAGACTTACGAGAGCGAGGTGGGACTAAAGTCTGCCGGCGTAGCCGACGTAGCCAATATATTTAGCATTGGCCCAAATTTGGGATATGAAGATTACTTAATTGACGCATTAAAAAACCCTAGTGACCCTAGTGGCCTTAGTGTTTTTGGTAGTCACACCCCAGTAGCCCTAAACCGCACGTTTGGCCGTATTGGTTACACCGTTGATCCAAAAACAAAGCAGTTGGTGTTTCAAGAAGACTACGATTTTAACCCTTTGCCCCCAGGGTACAAAGGTAGCACCGAAGGGCATCTTGCAGGCGCTTCCGAAGGTGGCGGCGATCCGCTATATAAAGCTATTCGTTTGTATGCCGGAAAAGTGCTGCCGCCTGGGCAGGGGAGACCCGTCAACGTGCGCCTTAATCAACTACCAAATGCTCCGCAGAACCTTCCTGACGAAGGATCTATCCAAGCCATTCGTCAGCGCCTGGGCATAAACGATGATTAGTCGTGGCCTTTTTGCATTAAATGTATTAGGATATCAACATGCCAATTGATAAAGCGATCAACCAAGCCCCTGACGCAGGCGTCCTGGTCATTGCCGGGGGTCCGCCAGAGGAGGCCCCGGAGATCGAGATCGTCCTGGAGCCGGATGGCGGGGCGGTCATCGAGATTGGCGAGGATGAGGCGAAAGAGGTCGACTTCTACGCGAACCTTGCGGAGGTCGTAGACCCGGATGACCTTGGTCGGATTGCCATTGATGTCTCGGCGATGTTCGAGGCGGACAAGGGATCGCGGTCGGATTGGGAGCAGATGTACGCCAAGGGCCTGGAATTGCTGGGCCTGCGCATGGAAGAGCGCACCAAGCCCTTCCGTGGCGCCTCTGGCGCGACGCATCCGATGCTGCAAGAGGCGATCATCCAGTTCCAGTCGCAGGCGTTTAAAGAATTGCTGCCCGCGGGTGGCCCGGTTCGCACGCAGGTGCTTGGCAAAGAGACCGTCGACAAGTTCCAGCAGGCCGCGCGCGTGCAGGACTTCATGAATTACCAGCTCACGACGGTGATGGAGGAGTACACCCCGGAGTTCGACCAGCTCCTGTACTACACCGGATACGGCGGATCGACCTTCAAGAAGGTCTATTACGACTTTCAGCTCGGTCGGATGGTCTCCCGCCTGTGTCTGGCGGACGATGTGTACATCCCGTACAACGGTTCGAGCGTCGTTTCGCAGTGTTCGCGGCTGACGCACCGCATTGCGATGGACTCAAACGAGTTCCGCAAGCGCGTTTTGATCGGCGAATACCTCGATATTGCGGTTGATCTTGAGCCGACGCCCGCGGACCCGAGCAAAATCCAGGCGGCAATCGACAAAGTGACGGGTGTGCAGCCGACGGACCAGGCTGGCGAGGTATTTTTGCTCGAAATGCTGGTCGATTTGGACCTGCCGGGCTTTGAAGAGATTGGCGAAGACGG